AATAAATACTTGCCCTATAAATCCAGATCCTCCTGAAACTGTACCTGATGCACTACCTGACCCATTAGTTGTATTTATAGATGTTCCACGGCTATAGTTAATAACTGGTTCAGTCCATATACTTCCATCCCAATAACGTATACCATCATCAGGATTAAAATTTGTAGTCCATAATAAATTTGATGAATCTATAAGACCTTGATAATTAGTTGACCAGAAAAATTCATAATCAGTTCCTGTCCATACTGAACTGCCACCATCATCACGCTTCCATGCATTAGTTACAGCATCAAACTCATATGAGAATTGCGTATCAAAGGCCATGGTGATAAAATCAGTATCAGTACCCTGTAAATATTGAGTTAATCCCATAACTGGTGTTGCAGGATAAAAATATATAGATGATCCGATAACTCCAGTACTAGATAATACAACAGCTCCTGTAGATGTGTTATATGTTCCTGTTGCTGCAGTTGTTGATAACATAGCTGCAGGAGTTCCTGTTTGATAGACCGTAAATATAATATCTTCTACAGAAAACATTTGTCCTACAGCAAATACCGTACCTGGAACTGTTCCAGAAAAATCTCCCGATCCGTCAGTAACGCCTATAAGCATTCTTAATCGAGAACTTAATTGAGAATCACCTGAATAAATAGATCCAAATCTTTTTCTTACTCTCCCTCTATATACATACATATTAGTTAGTTCTTGGAAGGCATTATCATTAATCAACCATGGTTTAATATTGCTTTGATAACCAGAATTCTCATCTGTAAATCCAATTAAAAATTTATCACGAGCCATATTAAACTCCTATAGCTAACCATGAAATTGTTGTACTCATCGTACCAGGAACTTCTAAAACAAATTGAGTAATAGACGAACTACTAATGTATGCACATGTAGTCGATGGTGTATATGATACAGCGGGAAAATAATGAACCGTATAAAGTGAAGTCGTAAACGCTGGTATATTCGAAGTTGGGAATATGATTGTATTCGTACCTGTTACTATTCCTGTTGCTTGCCCCCATTTCATTAATATACTACCTGGAAGATATGAATACCCATCAGTAGTTTGACTTGTTTCTCCGGTAGAAGATCCACTTAATTGAGCAATAGTACCATTACTTGGATAACGATAGAAAATCTCTCCAGCATTAGGACTTCCAGTAGCTTTAGCATATAGTGCCATTTCAGTAGAAGTTGTTGAAGGATCAGAATTTTGAAATGGTAATGTTGTAAATGTATGCTTGCCAAAATTAGTCGTATCACTAAATCCAACATGATTTACAGCTAACAACTCTTGTATAGCTATAAAATTATTTAAAATAGGTTGCTGCGTTGAACTGATCTTCTGAGAAGCCTGAGGTATATTTGCTGTGTAGGTAAAGTTAGACATAATTAAACTCCTATTGCCATATAACGAAAAATAGCAGCTCCGTTAACAGTAAGATCCGTCACACTTACACTAAATGTTGTAGCACTTATGGGAGTTGCTGTAACTAAACCTGTTGATGTATATACTTCAGTATAACCACTACCACCCGTAGCTATTGGAAACCAAGGAATAAGTTCAATATAGAATGCACCTTGAGAAAATAAAGGTTGACCTGCATATTGTTGATAAACAAATTCTTGAGTTCCCGTATAAGAACTCGTAGTATTTGTACTAAACGTAATCTCACCAAATACCATAAGTGTTGAACCTGCAAGATATTGATAACCAAAAGCAGCCGGAGATGTGGCTAAATTGTTAATCTTTATGACAGTGCCCGCACCATTTCCTGAAGTCGATGTGGTTGTTGATGTTGTACCCAATGAATAAACCGTACTGCTATTGGGATATTGATAACATAATTGTTGATTACCATTTGAGTCAGTTTGATTAAACATAACCATCTGATTCGTTGATGCACCTGGAGCAGTAGATTGATTGGTATATGTAACAAAGTTATGCTTGCCAAACGTATCTGCTGTATTAAATCCTATATGATTAACATCAATAAACTGACTAATATCCTGAAAATTACCTTCTATAGGTGATTGCGTATTATTAATTTGCTGTGTTCCTTGAGGAACATTTGCATTATAAGTATTTGATAATGTAGTTGTCATATTAAATTCCTATCGCCCACCAGTTAAAGGTAAATGTAACTCCAGCCGTTCCATAAATATAAAAATAAGTTGTACTGCCACTATTAGAACTTGTTGAATTGTTATTATATGTTGCCAAACCACCATAATTTATGCCTGTTGGTATACTGGTTGGCGTTACTTTTACATAACCAAATACATAGGTATATGCAGGAATATCAGTTCCGGTAGGGAAATAGAAAATTGCGCCTCCTCCTGTAGTCGCGTCTGGAATTGTTATTGTTCCTGTACCCCATTTAATAATTAGACCGGATGTAGAAAATTCACACCATCCTGTTCCTGAAGTTCCAGCAGGAACAGTACCACCAATAGCAATATCTGATATTTGTACAGGAGTTGTATTAGAACCTTCAAAAAATATCTCACATGCATTAGGACTTCCAGTTGCAGCAACATACATATTAATATCAGTTGATGTGGGTGTAGTTACTGTAGAGGGAAAAGGCATACTAATATAACTATGCATGCCACTATTAGTTGTATTAAATCCGACATGATTAACATTAACTAATTCATTAATAGCTCTAAAGTTGTTTAAAATTTCAGACTGACTGTTATTCATTGCTTGAGCAGATTGAGGTGTATCAGCTGTATAAGTATACGTAGGACCAGACATACTATCTCCTTAAAATTGAGAGCCACCATTATAAAAACCACTACCATACATACCTGCAGTTTGCTCTGTATATATTGTAGCTGTTCTTTGTCCAGTTTGTTGTACAATAGTTCTTCTATTGATTAAATTCTCTTGCTCTTTCAGTGATGGCATCATCTTAGCAAGTGTGTCATAGTCATTACGATCTTCAAGAATCTTTTTAGCAGCATTAAATGCGATTAATTGCCACCATTCAGCAAGTTCTGGGACATCAGTATTTTGTAATAGTTCAGTTGGTTGCATAAATACTTCCATATCAACTCTATACGATTGATCAGGAACAGGACGAACAACAAATTCACCATCAAAGAATAATAATGCTTGGGGTAATGTTGGATTAGTAGGAATAGTTTGACTATCGATTGTTACACCATCAGCAGGAGCAGTATCGAAACTAACAACAAATTCACCTGTAAGATAATTAATAAAGTTAGAAGAAGGAAATAGACTTTGAATAGCATAGGGAGCAGCTAATGATAATGATGGAATCCCATTAGGATTAGTAGAACTCGCTGGCTGTTCATTGGTAGTTAAAGCATTATAAAGAAGCCCATAATTAGTTGGATTTCCAGTAGTACTATCAGTAATTGGAGTATCTTGCATAGCTAAACCATTACCATATAAATCAACCGAGCTAAATAACACATTATTTTGTAATAGACTAATTAACTGAGTGCTCTCAGTTACAGTTTGATCCTGTTGTGAATTGATAACTCCATTAAATTGTATCGTTACTCCATCACCTGTTGTTCCAATAGATGCAATACTATTAACTAAAGGATATATACCATAAAATTGTTCACGAGATTGAGAAAATAAGGCTTGATAACCAGCTATATATACCGGTGAATCCGTTGTTATATATTTATTGGTAAAATTAAACATTGGATTTGCAGTATTTGTTGTGCGTGTAGAATAGGTATCTACAAAAGGCAATGTATAAAAACTAAACGTGGTCTTAAGATTAAAAAGACGAAGAGTTTCAGGAAAATCAAACTGTAAATATGTATTAATATATTGCTCAAGCTCTGATTCACTCAGCTGTGCTATTGATGGACTCGTGGTTAGTCTTCTTACTTTCTTTTTTATTTCTTCTAAGGTTGCATTTGCCATTATGATCTCCTTTCTGATTAATAAGGCAGTACATTTCTGTAGGCGCCTAATAATGTACTATTTATTTCTCCAAAAGGTATGCTCTGACTAGACTGTTCATCGTAAGGAGACGAGGGAGTGACATATACATTAAACTGTGTTGTATCGATATCAATTGTAAATGTTGTCAATCCCGTAACTACTATTGCTCCTGACAAACCGTTTACTTCTTCCATGCCATATCCAAGTGGAACAACTAATCTCACTACCAAACCATCAATATATCCATGAGCAAAAGACGTAGTAACTTCTGCAGGAAACGCATTGGTAATATTAGTCACAATACGCATTGCAGGCTTAAATACTGGTCTTAATTGAGCTAAAATTGACATGGAGTCACCTTAAAAAGCTACGTTCTGAACTGTTATAATTTGCTTTTCAGCAGTATTGCCGAAATCTTCAACATCCATAAACTCTAAACTTTGAAATGCCATACGACGAATTTTTTGCCCTATAGATTGTAAAGGAGCTCCAGATTCATCGCGAGTGAATGTATGAATAGGATACCAGGTATTACTATTTAAATGTTTAGCAACTCCTAGTGGAATGGTATAAACCTGGCCATCATATAATTCGAATTTTTCAATAGGATCTTGTTTATATTTCTTGAATGAAAATTCAACAACACCACCTGGCACTTCATAATATTTAAATACACCTTTAACCATTTGACGGTCACGGTCTCTTTGAATAAGAAGATCTTTTGCCAACTGTTCTTTTGTGAACTTTGATTTATCTTCTACTTTTGCTTTTGTCATATTCTTTGGTTCCATACAATTCCTTACTTTTATAAAGAGAGTAGCTTATAAACTACTCTCTCAACTGTTCTTACTGATTATCTACGCTAAATGATGATCCTGCAGTCCAGAATATCACATCGCTTGCACTACCAGCCGGTGCTAATGTACCAGCTTCAAGTAAAAGTCCAATTTCAGCTGTATTTTCAGTTGCATCAGACAAGATATCAGCACCTTGACTTAATGCATAAGATGTATCTTCACCCATTGGAACTACTTCCGCATAAGTGAATGGAACATCAGCTGTTACAGGGAATGCAAATGCGCTAAATGATGATGAATCAATATCTAGAGTAATTGTGTTACCTGAAGTTGTTGTAGTATTTACAGCAACGATCGTAGCTTGTAAACCATTCATTTGAGTCATGCCAAATGCATCAGGTACAACCATACGAACTAATTGACCAACTTTATATCCATGAGTTACAGATAAAGTTACAACAGCTAATGAAGCTTGTGTAATTTTTGTAATGAAACGACGACGTGGATAGAAAATAGGATCATACTTAATAAGCATCCAAGAACCTGTTGTTCCAGCAAGAGCTAACTGAGACATATAATCAAGAGAGAATGTTCCAGAAGTTAAAGTATTATAACCAACAGTAAAATCCATACCACCTAATTGTTGAGCTGCAGTGACATTGATCAAACGAACAATATTACCAGCAACTAAACTATTAGTTCCACTGTTACTCACAACTGGAATAGAAGCTGTTGAAACAGCTGTTACTGTTGCATTAATAACACCTGAAACAGATGATGAAGTATCTACTTGAGTAAATGTATTATCAATGTATGCAGGTATTAATCCATCAGAATCAGTATTATATGCATACATAATACCATATCCTGAAGTCATACCTTCTTGCCAATAACCTTGAACGGCTACGCCATCAGTTCCAGCATTCATTTGCGTAACGTTATAAACATTCATCCAATTCACGCCATTACGTAGAGGAATTAAAACATTCGCTCCCGTTGATGTAAATCGACCTTGTTGAATAATTGTATTGTCAGCCATTGTATATCCTTTCTTAAGCTAATGTTGCGCGTAAGTTCAACACCCATAGATCATTAGTGATCCGTGGAACTTCAGCAAATTTGTAACCAACTGAAGCATTTAGAGCTAAAGGTCCATCATATATTGGTGGTCTGTAGATAAATGATGCAGAATAACCGTCTTGTTCGATACAAGCATAAGCTTCCATACCAACACAGAAGATGTTATACACAGTTGCACCAAGGTTAGAAGCATTTGATGTATAAGAACCAATTGATGACACTAAGAATCTCAAGTTACCAACAGCACCCCATTCTGAACGTAATGCGTTCATAGGAGCAGGATATTGTGATTTATTAATGAAGCCATTAACGCTATCAAGATCTTTAGTTAAATTTGTATTACATAATGCAAAATAAGCATCACGAACTGGCGCTGTACCAAATTTATCTTCACCTTCGATGTTATCCATAATTGTGTAAGCATTGTTACCAAGTAATGCTCTTACAACATCATCAACATCAGAACGTGTTAATTCTGTAGGGTTATCATTATTAATACCGCCTGTACAGTTAATGAAAGAAGCTGTTGAAGCTAGCATATCACGTGTTAACTGATCTTCAGTTTGACGTAGTGAAACACCTAGACGAGCAGCACATTCATTCAATACCATTCTGTTACTTTTATGACCATATTTCTAT